TATATGAGAAGGCGTTAGAAGGAGACAATACTGCAATGATATTTTATCTTAAAAACAGAGCGGGTTGGCAAGATAAGATAGAAAAAGAAACTATAATAGAACAAAGACAAGTAATAGATTTAACTAGGATATCAGATGAGGAACTTGACAACCTTGAACGAACCCTTAGAAGAGCTTCAACGCAGAGCCTCGAAAGAGAAAATGAGAAGATCATTGAAGGTGTTCACAAAGAGATCGTGGTCAGCGATTGAGCCAGGCAGAGATTTTTATGACAATTGGCATATAGATGCAGTATCAGAACATCTACAAGCAGTCGTAGAAGGCAAAATCAAAAGACTTATAATAAATATACCACCAAGACATATGAAGTCTATTAGTGTAGCAGTAGCTCTGCCTGCTTGGACTTGGACAATACAACCATCAAAAAGATTTTTATTTGCAAGTTATGCTGGGTCATTATCAATAAGAGATAGTGTAAAATGCAGAAGATTAATTGACAGTAGATGGTATAAAAGCTACTTTGGAGATACATTTTCATTAACCACTGACCAAAACCAAAAGCAAAGATTTGAAAATGATAAGACAGGTCAGAGGATTGCAACGTCAGTAGATGGAGCATTAACTGGTGAAGGTGGAGACATTATTGTCATAGATGACCCTCATAACGTAAGGGAAGCAGAATCATCAACTGTGCGAGAAGGTGTTCTTGAGTGGTGGGATCAAGCCATGCAGACTAGATTGAATGATCCTAAAACTGGTGCCTTTATTATAATTATGCAGAGGGTACATGAGAACGACCTTACTGGACATATATTAGCGAATGAGTACAATGCTTGGGATCATCTATGTTTACCTGCAAGATATGAAATCGGACACCCAACGCCAACACGATCTACTCTTGGATTTAGCGATCCTAGAACGAAAGAAGGCGAGTTGTTGTGGGAGAAGAGGGTTGATGAAAAAACTCTTAATAATTTGGAAAAAAGTTTGGGTACATACGCAAGTGCAGGTCAATTGCAACAAAGACCAATGCCCAAAGGTGGTGGAATATTAAAGGCTGAATGGTGGGTTGCATGGGAAAAAGACGAGCTACCAGAGATAGAATACTTAGTACAAAGTTATGATACTGCATTCAGCACAAAAGAAACGAGCAGTTATAGTGCAAGAACGACTTGGGGTATATTTAGACAAAATGGTCAAGTTAACGCAATGGTTGTAGAAATGTGGTATGATAGAGTTACTTATCCAGAGTTAAGAAAGTTAGCACAAGAGGCGTATGATGAGTGGCAACCAGATACAGTCTTAATAGAGAAGAAGGCAAGTGGACAAAGTTTATTACAAGATTTACGAATGGGTGGCATTCCAGTGTTAGCTTATTCACCAGATAGAGACAAGATTGCAAGGGCACATAGTAGCTCTGCATTATTAGAAGATGGTAGAATATTTTATCCATCAGGAAAAAAATGGGCAAAAAACTTAATTGATATATGTTCTGCCTTTCCTGCAGGGGATAATGATGATATAGTTGACACTTGTACACAAGCGTGGCTAAGATTGAGAAAAGGTTGGTTTATCACACATTCTACTGATTATGACGAAGATGATCAAATAGAAGAGAAAAGGATGACTATATATGGCTAGAGAACCACAAGTAATTCCATTTGCAGAAGGAATGCCTTCTGATAACTTTGAAGTTGAGGAAATAGGCAACGAAGAAGTTCTTATTGGCGATCCAGAGCTAGACAATGTAGAAGAAAAAGAAACTGGCTTTGATGAAAACATAGCAGAAGAGTTAGACGAAAAAGAATTAAACAGAGTTGCTAGTGAATTAATCAAGAATTATGAAACAGATAAAGAAGCTAGGTCTGAATGGGAGTTTAGATATAAGCAAGGACTAGAGACACTTGACCCAAATGGTGGACAAGACGAAGAAGAAAATCAAAGAGCTACTAGAGGATTAAGTACAGTAGTACATCCTATGATTGCAGAAGCAGCAACACAATTTAACGCAAAAGCAATAGCTGAATTATATCCAAGTGGCGGGCCAGTCAAGACTGTTATAGTTGGCGAACCTAGTGAAGAGATGGAAGAGCAAGCCAAGCGTGTAAAAGATTACATGAACTATCAGATTACTCAAGAGATGCCAGAATACTTTCCTGATCTTGATCAAATGTTATTTCAGTTACCATTAGTAGGTCACACATTTAAAAAGATTTGGTGGGATGCAAACTTAGAAAGACAATGTTCTCAATTCGTGAAAGCAGAGGATTTTGTTGTATCGCCAGAAAGTAAAGATTTATACACCTCATCTAGATATACTCATGTAATTAGAATGCCACGAAACGATTTTAACAAATATGTTAAGAGTGGGTATTATCTGCCAAGCAAATATATGTCAGAAGATATTGACCCAAGTGGAGATATTGGAAGTGAGATAGAAGGCGTAGACCCTTACAATTCTGATTCAATTGATGAAGTTATGACATTGTTAGAGATGCATTGTTACCAAACATTTGATGGTATAGATGGTGCAGAAGATGACGATGAAGATAATGTTATAGCTTTACCTTATGTAGTTACAATTGATTATGATGCAGAAACTATAGTAAGTATAAGACGTAATTGGAATGAAGAAGATGAAAAGCAAATTAAGAGAGATTGGTTTGTAAGTTATAAATTTCTTCCAGGCACTGGATTCTATGGTTTTGGTTTATACCATATGATAGGTGGATTAGGCAGAGCAGCTACTGGATCACTTAGAGCATTATTGGATAGTGCGGCTTTTGCTAATATGCAAGGTGGTTTTAAATTAAAAGGTAGAGTTACTGGGGGTGAGATGCAAATCAATCCTGGTGAGTTTGCTGATCTAGATGCTACAGTAGATGACGTAAACAAAGCTATTATGCCACTACCATTCAAAGAGCCATCGCAAACCTTGTTCAATTTAATGACTGCCATAACAGATGCAGGAAGAAGATTTGCTAGTACTGCAGATTTAAATGTAGGTGATGTAAACCCAAATGCCCCTGTTGGGTCTACAGTTGCATTAATTGAACAAGGTAGTAAGTCATTTAGTGCTATACATAAAAGACTACATTATTCACAAGGGCAAGAATTTAAATTATTATCAAAATTAAATGCAGAATATTTACCAGAAAGTTTTGAATTTGCACAAAGTGGAGTGACAACTACAGTTTTCGCAAAAGACTTTGATAAGCAAATAGATGTAATACCAGTCAGTGATCCTAACATATTTAGCACTGCACAACGTATCGCACAAGCTCAAGCAGTCTTGCAAATGTCACAATCAGCACCTCAATTGCACGATCAATATGAGGCGTACAAAAGAATGTACGAAGCCATTAGAATTAACAACATAGATGAAATACTAAAGAAACCAGAAGAAGCATCTAAACTTGATCCTATAAGTGAAAACATGAGTTTGATGTATGGCAAGCCTATAAGAGCATTTCCAGAACAAGACCATGATAGTCACATTGCAGTACATATGCAGTTTATAAGTGACCCATCACTAGCTGGGAATCCAGGTGCTAGATCAATGCAACCATTATTAATTGCACATATAGCAGAACATATAGCGTTATTGTACAGGCAGCGGATGCAATCAAGTATCAATATGTCATTACCAAATATGCCAGATGTTCGTGATCCTAAGTTTAAGTTTGAGGATATTGATCCAAAGCTAGACATGATCATAAGTCAGAGAGCAGCAGAGGTTGTAAAATCATCACCACAAATGGAAGCTATCAAGCCACTTGTAGCTATGTCTAAACAACAACAAGCACAAAACCCACTACAGTATGCACAAGAACTTGCTAAACTAGAGGCAGAGGCGTTAAAAGCTAGAACACAAGTACAAATACAAGCTGATCAAGCTAAAGCACAACAGAAACTAGCGATTAACGAGGCAGAAGCTAAACAAGATTTACAAATAGAACAAGCCAAGTTGCAAGCAGATTTACAAGCAAAAGTGCAAAAGCTACAATTAGAATTACAACTAGAAAGAGAAAAGAACGCTATTAAACAACAACAGGAGCTAAGATAATGGCAAGTACAAGAGAAGACGATATGATGAGAATGCAACGTATGTTAGATCCAGGATCAGTTGCTAGAGAAGGTGAAATTCCTATGTCTATTGAAATAGATGGTCAAACAAGAATGATGACCCCATCAGAGATAGCAAGGCTAGACTTGCCAATGAGAGAAAGTACTGGATCAGCACTAACTCCACAAGAATTGCAATCAGATATAGGTNGCAGAACNGGTGCAGCNATGACTGACATAGAAAAAGTACAAATGNTNATGGATATGGGATTAGACCAAAGAACTGCAATAGAAGCAGTTGCTATGGAAAAAGATATGCCACCAGTCGATCCAAGACAATTTAGTGGTCAACAACCAGCACCACAACCTATGCCTCAACAGATGCAACCTCAACAAATGGCTAATCCAGGCATGGGTTCATTAAGTGGCGTTCCATCTGGCATGGAAAGACCAATGGTTATGCCAACACCTAGACCAGAAGATTTAATGATGAGACAAATGCCTTCTGGTAGAGATAGAACATATAATCCTAGAGATGCAATCAATCCTTATAATGCTCCTAATACATAAGAGGTAGTTATGGCTCAACCAAATTCATATGGTGCATTAGGTGGTATAGGCAAAAGTGATATGGCAACAATATCACAAGGTTTGCAAAATCAAAAAAATGAAATTGCAAATGTATATGGCTATGGAATTACACCAACTGATGTTCTGACTACAACATTAGGATTTGTAACAAATCCAGTTATGTCAACTGCACTAACTTTGGGGAAAAGTATAGGTCAATATGGATACAATAATGCACTTAACAATGCTTTGGGTCTAGAACCCACACAAAACGCCATGCAAAATTCTAGGACTGGAAGAGATGTTAACCAATATGCTGATGTTGATAAAGATGGTAAAATAACAGATAAGGAGCTTACTGACTTTGGCAAAAGGTACACTAACAAACTAAATGTAGATACAAGAGGACTTGGAGTTACTAATTCTGCAGTAGGATCAACTGGAGATTTAGGTGGTGGAAAAGGTGTTGGATATAGTGGAAGCACTGGAGGATTTCTTGGGTTTGGCAAATCACCAGGTGTGAACGAAGCAGGCCCGACTGGTCTTGGTAACACAGAGCAGACTGGAGCACAAACATCAGTTACAGACACAACTGCTGGTAAAGATATGTCAAATACATTTAGTGATGATGCAGGAGCTTCTTCTGGAAGTGGTGGCACATATATTTGTACTGCATTGTATGAAATGGGTGACATGAAAAAATATATATACAAATATGATCAAGTATATGGAAAGCGTGTTGACCCAAATGTTTATCGTGGATATTGTGTATGGGGTAAGTATGTAGCTACAAAACTAAGACATAAAGGAATTGTATATAAGATAGCTAAACCATTAGCACTAGCATGGGCAAAACAAATGGCATTTGATTTATCCAAAGGTAGATATGGTAAGAAAAGCAGAGTTGTAAAAGTTATAAGTAAAATAGGCGAAGGTGTATGTTATGCACTTGGAGTTATTGCAAATATTAAAATTAAAAAAGGAGTAAGATATGGCTGATATTAATGTAGAGAACATGGAAGAGAATGCTCAGTTGTTTGAAGAGAAGATGGGTTTTCCTCACACAGCAGAAGGTCTAGAGCTTACAGATGATCAGTTAGTTAACTTTTTACTACTATGTTATCAAGGTATGGTTCTTCCAGACGAAGAAGAAGAGATTGAAGAAGAGCATATGGATGGTGACATGAAGGTCAAAGTAATGAAAGTAGATAGTGGCGATATGCGTAGTGTCATGGATCAGATACTTGGTCATGGTTCACCAAAGATAGGAATGTAATCATGCCTGGAAAATACTCACCAAAACAAATGAAGATTGCTAAAATGGCAAAGCCTAAAAACAAGTTGACTGGTGCTGATTTTAAAAAGTTAGCTAAGAACAAAAAGAAGTCTAAAACAAAGAAGGCTTAGATGGCAAGTCCTAAGGTAATTCTTAATTTTCTTAAAAATAACTTTGATAATCTATTATCAGATAATGAGTTAGGTGCACTCAAAGGTTTAACAAAAGAAAAAGACATAATGAAAGAATATGGGTCTTTGCCTAAATACAATATTACTGGCGAAGATTTGAAGAATGTTTTTGAAAATAAATTCAGAGCAATTGATTTATATCACCCAAGTGCTGGAATTGATCCATCTTTAATAACAAGAAAAGTAGATAGAATACCTACGTTTGATCAAAACTATTCTAGTTTGGCAAAAAGACCTACAGAAGATTTTAGTGTTGATGCAGAAGTAACGTCTTTTGTAAAAGCACCAACTCTTGTTACTGATGCCTCTGTATTAAAGGATAAAACTATAGTGCCATTTGTTGTGGAT